CATTCATAGGGCTATAATTATTTATAGGGGTAAATTGGGCGTATCACTTCCAGCGTGTCCGCACGAACAATAGCAATACGTTGGTAATATTTCTCACAAGCAGCTTTAAAACCACCACACCAAGCGGTTTTCTTCTCATAATTATCTACTATATCCTTTTCCGCTTTATCCAGATCAATAATAGGATAAGCCATGCCGATACGGATCTGATCGTTTGTATCATGCTGTAAAACTCTGATGTTGATTAAGCTTTTCATATTCGATGTTGCATTTACTGTTTGTTATTTCAAATCTTCTAACTTCTCCGTTGTCAAATACCATTCATATTGACATTCCCTTTGGTGTTCCTTTGGCAAGCATGGGGCATAAAAGTATAATGCTTTAGTGCCATCATTCAAGTTACCGAAAGCCCTATCACGTACTTTGAAACCGAGTTTCTTTATTTCTTCCCAAGTGGTCAGAAAAACTTTCTTTTGACCACCCCAAACATTTGCGTAGATTTCTTCCCCTTTGATTCTCATAGCTTATTTCCTTAGAATTTCATCAAGTAATTTTTTATCAGCATCCCAAAGGTTGTACCCTTTGGCGATCTTTCTTCTTAGATACTCTTTTTCCCCGATCATGGCGATTGCCTTTTCTCTCAAATCTGATGCGCTCCACTTTTCAGCTTGATCTATCAGAAGGTTTGTAAGGCACTTTCTTTCTTCGTAAAGTTCACGTACTAATACCGTCTTTCGCTCTATCTCTTTTAGGGCTGTTGGGTTCTCCATCCACAACTTACAAAAAGCGTCTTTATCAAGGTCTGTATTCATGTAGCACTCTTCTACTTCCGTATAACCATCTGCCGATAGTTTTAAACCCGTTCTTTCTTCAAATTCTTTCTGTGTCATATCTGAATGTATTTAGTTTTATATTCTTTTCGTGTAACTGTTTTTATTACGTTGCAAATATATGTAACATTGGTAATATTACCAAATGAAATAGGTAATATTTTCAAGTGATATTACCAATATTTACCAAGTGAAACATAGAAATATTATCATTATCAGATATATAGCTTTTCAAAAACACTGCAAAATAATTTCAGAAAAAGCATTTTTTAACATTGCGAAAATCTATGCTCTTTAATTTATTCTACTTATTAAAATAGATATTTTAAGATTACAGCTCTGATTTTGAAGAAAACAAGCATAAAAAACATTGGTGTATATATACACCGTTATTGAAAATATTACCTACATTTGCAGTATAACTAAAGTAATATTGATATGAATAAGACACTCTTTAAGAAAGTCAAAGACTTATGTAAGGACACTGGTTTATCAGAGAAGTACCTTACTGCGATAACCGAAAAAATGGGTGGCAGCATTGAGGATGATTCTACTGATGAAGCGGAAATCGAAAAAGTAGCAAACCAAATAGCGGATGTGGCAAAAGAAAGTCAAGGAGAAGCTACCAGGTGGGCTAACAAAGCGAAGGAACCAAAGGAGCCAAAAGAACCGAAGGAACCCAAAGAACCTAAAGAACCGAAGGAGCCAAAGGAACCTGACAACGATCCAAACAAACGGATCTCCGAACTTCAAGCGGAAATGGATAAAATGAAACAAGAGCAAGCTAAGAAAGATCGTGAAACAGCCGTTCAAGCAGCTCTTAACAAGCATGGTATTCCCGAATGGAGAAGAAAGGGTTTGGTTATTCCTGATGAAGAGGATCCAGATGCTTATTGCGCTGGTCTGAAACAAGACTTAATAACTCAAAACCTTATTTCGGAAGATCCAGAGAGTGTAAAAACAGCAAACGCAAAGAATGTTGAAGAGGCTTCCGATGCGTTGCTGGAATCAATTATCGTTAAATAAATCATTTTACAATGAAACGAACAAAAATTTCATTTGTCGGTGAAAAACCGATTTTCACAGGCAGTCCGCAAATTGTACCAGGCGGTTTTAATCTGGATCGGGAGAAACAGCGTTTTTCTGTAGGTGATATTATCCCTGCCGGAACACTCGCTATTTTCGATGAAGTTACAAGAAAGGTACAGATTGTAAAAACAGCGAAGGTTAAAGCTATCGGCACAAAGGATAAGAAAGTTATCACTTTGTATTCAAATGGCTATTGTTCACCCTGCTTTTCTGTTGGAGATAAGCTGTTACAAGCTAAATCCGTTAGTGGAACTTTTGAAGATGCTCCTTCTATTGTGTCTATTGAAAAGCCTGGTGTGTCAAACGCTCCGTATGTAATTACACTTTCTGCCGAGATCTCAGGTTTGGCAGTAGATGATGTGCTTGTAGAGGTTGTTGAAAGCTCTACTAATGCTGCTGTTATTGGTGAACCTAACTCTTTAACAATCGAAGAAGTTACTGTAAAAGAGTTTGAAACAGCCATAGATGTTACAGAGGACACTATGCAATATGCTGTAATGGAAAGACGTGTTTTGCCTATTCCCGACAGCATGAAGGATAGCACGAAACGCTATTTAAAAGCGAACTCTCACATTCGATTGTCGCAAACTTATTAAAAGGAGGTGCTAAATGAAATCTATTTATTCAACTTTTACTGGTTTGTTTAAAGATGGCAAACCTATTGATTTTCTCGCAACGTGGAAAAAGACACTGGATAAGGCTTCAGAACGTGAAGTAGCATTGTTCCAGAAAACTTATTCGGATGAGTGGTTTGATTGGGAGGCTCCGCAACTCTCTTTGAGAGCTGAGGGTATTATGGGCAAATATCATTTGCGTGTGATGGCAACCCTGATCGGTGATGAATCCCCCACTCCGTTAAGACGTTCTGACGGTTTTGATATTTGGAATGAAGAAATTCCACGTGTCGGACATAAGTTCTTTATGAAGGCTTCCACTTACCGCAAGTTGCTGGAAGTTTATAAATCTCCGTTCTTGAAAGACGGTCAAAAGGTTAAGCAGATTGAAAAGACTTTGCGTAACGATGTGGAAAACGCTTATCTGGGCTGCAAAGATACTGCTGATTTTATGATTCTGAAAGCTATATCAAACTTCGGTGTTTGTCGTTTCATTCCTTCTATCAACAACCCTGGTGGACGTGAGTTTGAAATTGATTACCTGATGGATGAAGCTAACAAACTCGTTTCAGCCTTATTGTGGAATGACGCTAACTCAAAAGCTGGCAAGTTGGATATTATTCTAACTCTTACCATGATCGTTACCTTGTTCAAAAACAAAGGTGTCGTATTTGAAGAGTTACTGATGGCTCCTGAACTGCTTGCATTTATCCGAAGAGATATTACAATTCGAGAAGCAGCCTACGGTAAGGACAAATCCGGCAAGGTTGTTACTATCCCAGACTTGAACACCTTGTTTGCTGATAACGGTTTGCCTAAAGTTCGTGAGATCACCCGTCTTGTGGGTATTGAAAAGGACGGAGAACGTGAGCCGTTAGATCCCTGGAATCACAATATGATTGTATTTAAACCTGCTGGAAAGATTGGCTTTATCCAGCCTTCTATTGAAGATAACGAGCTGTTTGAAGAGGACAATGTAGATTACATGAATGCTGGTAACGGTATTCGTATAGCCAAATGGCGTACTGGTGAATCTACAGGGCAAAAGGCTGGTGAATATACACAAGGATCTGCCCGTTTGATCCCGGTTATCACTGAAATTAACGGTATTGTCTGCTTGCAAGTTAGAGGCTTTGAAGAGCCGGAAGAAGCAGTAGAGGGAGTAACTTTTTATACGAAAGAACAATTCGATCAGAAGGCAGCAGCAGCTTCTTTGGCCGGCTAAAAACGATGCAATATGGTAACATTAAAAGTATTAAAGAAGTTCCAAGATAAGGACAACAAGGAGAAAATTTACCAAGTCGGTGAAACTCTATCAACAAGCGATTTGGATCGTGTAAATAATCTTGTTTCACGAGGAATTTGCAGTATTTCTGCTATCAAGGAGGCTAACAAAGAAGGAAATAAACCCGAAAAAATTAGCCTTTTTGATAAAGAGTTTGAAATCGGTGCTGTAAAAGGTGCTTTGGCTGAGATTGGCGTTTCAATCAATAAAAATGCTGGCGTTCAAGCAATCACCAACAAACTCGGTGAACTTACAGAAGAGCAAAACAAGGCTCTTTCTGAAATCTTATGTAAAGAGTAACCTATGACGAATTTAGACGCTATCCGTGCTTTATGCACTAAAATATGTTCCGGCTTCTACCCGGATCAGAATGTACTTGAATTTACCCTTTTGGATAATGATATAGATCCTTCTAAAAACTTCATCCCCAAAGATGTTGAACTGGTGAAGGCTGCTATCAGTGTCGTTAAGGGAATGACTGAAAACAGCCATTCGGAAAGTGGAATTTCTGACGGGTGGGATG